CGGGGAGTGGCTGCCCATCGGGTACCGGCGGGTCACGAACACGCTGCGGATCCGGGTGCTCGGCGCTGCGCTATACACCGCGACCGGGTTGGTCGCCGTGTCGTCGTACAACATCACCGCGCCTGTGGCGTTCCTTGTGTTCGCCATCATGGCCGCGTTGTACGCCGTCAGCAGCATCCGGGACTGCCGGTACTGGCGCCACCAGCGCGGCCAGGAGCGCCAAGCGGGGGGGCATCATGGGCCCGGAACGCCACGCCGCGCAACGGGTGGCCGGCACAGCCGTGCTCGGGATGCGGGAGCGCACCGCACTGGCCGACCTCGCTCGAGCACTGGCCTGCGCACACGATGACCTACCAGCCGAGGTTCGCAGCGCATACTGGAGTGCAGTGCGAGTGCTGAACGAGAGGCCCTCGGGATGACAGGCGAGCGGCGCACGGACCAGACGTACTACTGGACGTGGGCATGGCAGGTCGATGAGCGGCTGGCTGCCGCCGAGCTGGCGCGTGGCGAGGGCCGCGAGTTCGAGAGCGCGGCCGACGCGACCCGATGGCTACTGAGCACTGATGAGAGAGGCTGACATGGCCGGCGAGTGGCGCACGGGACGTAAGGTTGGCCGCACGATCTACGTCCAGGTCGGTGACGGACCATCCGACGGTGACCAGCTCATCGGGGTGTTCGACACCCCCGAATTGGCGCAGCGGGCCGTGACCGCGGTCAACAACCCGCCACGGCAAGAGTACCCCCGCTACACGCGGCGGCTCGCCGAGCTGGGGTACCGCCGGGTGCTCGCCGTGGCGATGGTGGACTGACCGGTGACCCTGATACGGCTCTGGCGAGAGGTGCGGGAATGGTGGACGATTCGGGCGTGGAACCGCCGGAGGTGTAGCTGATGTCCGCCTGGCCGGTTCGCCTGAGTGCTGGACGGGCTACGGCATCGTCCCGCGCGAACGCGGCGCCAGTTCCCCCGCCGGGCAGCGTCAGCCCGGCTTGCTGTCCAGCCCCCAGGCCAACCGACCACGGAGACTCACCACCACGGCCAAGGATAGAGGACGAGGTGCCCGATGGAGCATGACGAGACCGACGAGGAACGCCGATCCACCGAGCGGGCACTACGCGAGTGGATGTGGTGCGAAGACGAACCTGACCCCGACGTCACCGGGTTGGCTGCGGTATCTGGCGGCCTCTGGTTGACGTGGCTGGCGGATGCGTTGCGGGCAGGTGGCTGCCGGGTCCGGGAGGAGCCGGGCTGGCGCACCCGCGGTCACGGCGGGATGGTCGCCGTCCGCGGCGTGCTCTGTCACCACACAGGTTCGGCTGGGATGCCGGGCTCCCGGAACGTGGTGCGCGACGGACGGTCGGACCTCCCCGGCCCACTCGCGCAACTCACCCTCGACCCGGACGGGACGTTCTCGGTGATCGCCGCCGGACAGTGCTGGCACCCCGGGCGCGGCGGGCCCCTACTGAACTGCCCCCGCGACAGCGGCTCCCCCTACCTGATCGGCATCGAAGGCGTGTCCAACGGCACGTACTGGACTGATGCGCAGCGCCGGGAGTACCCGCGAGGTGTGGCCGCGCTGCTGCGCAAGCTCGGTGCGCGTACCGCCGAGGGGTGGGTCGCTGAGCACGCCGAATGGGCACCCGGCCGGAAACCTGACATGGGGAACTGGGACCCCAACGACATGCGCCGCGAAGTCAACCGGCACCTGCGGCCACCGACAGAGGAGGACTTCATGGCATCGCTAAGCGAAGCCGAGAAGAAAGACTGGTACGCGAAGATCAGCGAGATTCACCAGCGGGAGACCTCGGCCCTCGACTTCCGTGGACACCACCGCGAGCCGAAGGACAACCAGCAAGGCCAGGAGCTGTCCGTCCGCCTGGAACTGACGTGGCTCCGGGAACAGGCCGACAAGATGGCAGCGCGGCTCGAGCGGATCGAGGCGCTCCTCACCCCAAAAGCGCCAGGCTCGTAGAGGCACTGCGGGCGGGTGACGGTAAACGGGTCATCGTCATACCCGAGATCCTGATCGAGGAAGCCGCCCGCGAGGGTTGTGATCTCGCCGTCGCGGCGGCCCTCGCCACGGCGGAGTCCAGCGGTGGGCGGAACGTGTGGGGACGCGATGTGACGAGACTGCCCGATGACCAGCTGCCCTACGTCAAGGGCACCCCGGTCACCGAGGCTGCCTATCGGGCGTACCTGGCGATGCGGGGGGCGGATGGGAAGGGCCCGGGCGGGATGCAAGGCGTGGGAGGGTTCCAGCTCACCTGGTGGGAGCTGCAGGACGAGGCGGACCGGGAGGGCGGGTGCTGGTTGCCCCGGCTGAACACCCGCGTCGGGTGCCGGCACATGGTCCGGCAGCTGCGGCGCGGTGACCTGCGGGATTCTTTGGCAAGATACAACACAGGCCAGCCGTACCGGGCACCTGAGCCTGGGAAGGGGCCTAACTACGCGGACCGGACGCTACCCATCGTGGACTGGTGGCGGCGGATAATCGACCGAGCGGGGAGCGCCGCATGATGAGCCCAGACCTGAGCGACGACCGGCGTACTGCACTCAGCACTGCCGTCGAGCTGCACAGTCGATATTACGAGACGGGCGAGGACGATACCTCCGTGGTCATCCGCACCGCGTCCACGATCTTCGGCTGGCTCACCGGGTCAGCCGAACACGACCCGGTAATCATCGGGTTGACCAAACGAATCGCATCCCTGGAGGAACACATGGCTCAGGTCGACGACGTCATCATCGCAATCAACGAGGCGACCAACGCCCTCGCCGCACGGATCGATAGGGTAATCGAGGGCACCGACGCGGCTACCGCGGAGAAGCTCCGGCCCATCGTGACAGCTCTGGAGGGGATGGCACAGGACAAGGACAACCTGGTACCGCTGGTCTGACCGTGGCCTCGACACGGCGAGCGGGTTCGGATCCCCCTACCCTCCCGTCGTGTCGCAGGGCGGCCCGCCATCATTGCGATCTCGAAACACATCTCGTCTACCACATAGGAGACAAGCCGTGAGTACCTACGCGTTGCGTGTTATGGACCGTGCCGCCCGCACGGCATTGCAAGTGGTTCTCGGCTACTTCATGGCGGCCGGGACCGTCGGCGGGGTGGACTGGGGGACCGCTGCCCTCGCCGCTGCCCTCGCCGTGGCCGTGTCCGTCCTCCAGGGCCTCGTGGACCTGCCCACCATGCACCTCGGCTACGCGGCTGACGTCGCCGGCCGGGCGCTGCGCACGTTCGCTCAGGCCGCGTTGGGGTCGGTCGGTGCGGCTGCGATCCTGACCGATGTGGCGTGGGGGACGGTGCTGTCGGCTGCCGCCCTGGCCGCGCTGACCAGCGTCGTGACCAGCCTCGTCGCCACCCCAATCGGACCGCGCGGCACGCCGGAGCTCGTCCGGTAGACGCCGAACCGGTCACTTCACGCGGCGAGCCCGGAGGTGCACGTGAGTCCAGCACCGCTTGAGATCCAGCAGGGCACCACGTTCGTCCTCCTCGTGTATAACCTGCGGGACAGGGTCGACGCGGTTGTGGACCCGACCGGATGGACCATCCGCGCGGTTGCGCGCCGCAACCCGCACGACGGCGCCATCCTGGCTGCATGGTCCTCAGCCCCCACGGAGACCGAGGGGACCGCCGCGGTCGCCGCTGCGGCCCCTCTCCCGGGCGAGACGGTTACCCCGGGCGAGAAATGGATCTACCTGTACGGCACACCCACCATGTCGCGGGCATGGGCGTGGAGTACCGCCCGACTCGACATCCACATCACCGAGCCGGTATCGCCGTTCCGTGAGGCCCAGATCAGCGCGGACGACACCAGGCTGATCCTCCGACACACAACGGTCCACAGCTAGGAACCCGCGTGGCGTCTACTAGTGGGAGGCGGACATTATGGCCGTGGTCGTTTCTGACACATTTGACCGTGGGAATGGTCCGATGGGTGTCGCAGATACCGGGCAGGTGTGGGGCGTGGTGCAAACTCCCTCGTCAACGTGGGCGATCAGTGGGAACAAGGCCCGTGCCACCGCGGCCAATCTTTCGATCATCGCTCTAGAATCCGGGGTGTCCGACTGCACCGTATCCGCAGACTTCGACGAGACGAGCGGGGAAAACGGCATCGCGTGGCGAATCGTTGACAACGACAACCATTACATGATATTCCCCCGTTACAATTCTGTTTACAAAAAGGTGGACGGCACCTACTATTCACTGAGCAATATACTGGTGGGCGCCGTCGACCCTGGTACGTGGTCGGTGGTACTCGCTGGTAACGAGGCTGAGGTTAAACTCAATGGTATCACCCAGGCAACAGTTACTGATCCGTTCAATGCGGCAGTGACAAAGCACGGGCTCATGGCCCACAACACCGTCGAGACGTTTAACAATTTTCTGGTTACCATCCCGGACACCATTGGCAGTCCTGGCAACACGTCCGCGCCTATCCTCTCTGGAACAGCTGCAGTCGGCAGCGCGTTGTCATGTACCACGGGTGTGTGGAGCAATTCGCCGACGAGTTATGCCCGACAGTGGTGGCGGGGTGGCGTGGCGATTAGCGGGGCTACGGCAGGCAGCTACACGGTGGTCTCGGTCGATCAGGCCGCCACCCTGACCTGCGTGGTCACCGCCACCAATGCCGTAGGTTCGGCTGCTGCCACGTCTAACGGCATCATGATTCCTGGCACCACGATCACCATCGCGCCCAACGACGCCAACATTAAGTACAGCCCGTACAACTGGAATGTGAACGCCAGCCGGGCACTCACACCTCACCCCGGCGCCTATTTCCGGGTGATGATTCAGGGTTCCCCCACCGCGATAGCCGCGCTCTTTGATGTGTCAGCTTTGCAGGGGGACTGGCCACAATTGTGGTACCGGGTAGATGACGGCCCGTGGACTAAGGTCACGATTGCGCCTAGTGTTTCGCTCACCATGCCTGCCTCTACTAGTGCGTGGACGGTGCATGTGGTGGAGATCGTGGTCAAGGGTGTCATGCTGGGGCAGGACCGGTGGGCCGAAGGGCACGCTGTGGTCCAATGGACCGGGTTGTCCACTGTGCCCGACACCTGCTCTACCCGTCCCGTGTACCGGCGCCCCCTCGATATAGCCATGTACGGCGATTCAATTACCCAGGGTGTTCTTACGATCAAGGGTATGGGGGGAACGCCGGAGGTAGACGCGCATGACGCCATGCAGTGTTGGGGATGGCTACTAGGCGAGCACATCGGAGCCGAGGTAGGTGTCATCGCCTACGCCGGGCAGGGTTGGTCCGTTGGGGTGCCGAGCTTCCCCGCTTCCTGGGACAAACTGACTGCTGCGATCACACGTGATCTCACCACACCCGCACCGGACTGGGTGGTCATCGTCCACGGGCAGAACGACATCACAGGAGATGTCACCGCCACGGTCACGAGTACCCTCAACGCGATCCTCGCAGCGATCCCCGCCACCACGGCAATTGCCGTGGTCAGGCCCATCACTGGTACCCAGGCTGCGAACATTCAGGCCGGCATCGCCGCATGCTCAGCGCCCAACCGAGTAACCTGGGTGGACACGACCGGATGGCGGGTGCCGGCCGATTCCTCCGATGGAGCCCACCCGTGGGGGTATGTCCACGTTGGGGGGCTGGCACCCCGGCTCGCCCAGGCGCTGGCGGCGGCGACCCCGTCTCCCCCCCCGGGCCCCGGGCCGCCCCCCCTGCAAGGTGTCGCGGTGTGGCCTATCACCGCCACGGTCAGCGTCCGCTGACGCGTTCGGCGCTGGGATGGGCGCCGGCGTGGTCATCCTCAGCGTCATCACCTACACCTGGCCGCCCAAGGAAGGGTCCGTCGCCGTCGCCCGTGGCGGGCATCGCACAGCTTCCGTCGCCGGATAAGGAGGACTAAGTGTACACACCACGCACCTGGGTCGACGTGCCGGCCGGCACGACACCCCCCGCCGGTGCACTAGCCACGAGCGCGGCGAACTTCAACTATATGGAAGCGGGCATCGCGCTCGCGGGCGGCCGTGGGGTGCTCTACGTGGCGGCGGTAGACGCACCCACGGCTGAGAGGGACCGGGCGGACTATGTGTGTGATGGCGTCGCCGACGATGTCCAGATCCAAGCGGCCATCAACGCCGCCGGCACTGCCGGGGCCGGGGTGGTGCTCCTCTCGACGGGCACGTTCACGCTCGCGGCGGAAATCGCCCTACTCGGTGCCAACCTCGTGGACACCGAATCGTGGGTCTCCCTGGAAGGCGCCGGGCCCGCCCGGACCAAACTAGTCGCCGCTAGCGGACTGACCGCCGCGATACAACTCGCCGCAGTGTGGAAGGGCCGCCTAGCCCGGTTCTCCGTTCAGGTGGTGGGCGCGACGCACGGCGTTCGGGCGGTGGCCACCAACACCGCCGCAGCCGGCTACCGGTCATTCTGGGGAACCACCGTCGAAGACATCAAGGTCGACGGGCCGGGGAACGGCACCCACACCGGATGGGCGCTGCACCTCGAAAGCCCCTTCCGGTCCACATTCCGCAACATCGAGGCAGTCGGGATCGGCAACGGCATCCGACTGTTCAGCAGCCACAACAGCTTCAACCCCGGAGACTGCGTCTTCACCCGCTGCTTCATGGACAGCACCGGGAACACCCGCACCACCTACTCCGTGGAATCAACAGTCGCCTCCGGGAACATGAACCAAGTCGTGTTCATCATGTGCGAAGCGATCTGTTCGGGAACTGGCTGCACAGGCATCTACCTCGGCGGCTCCGGCGGCACACCGGGACCGGTGAACCACACCGAATGGATAGGGACCAACCTCGAGAACTTCGACACCGTAGTCAACATAGACCGAGGTGAAGGCAACGACATTAGCCTCAACTACGTCGAAACCCGATACATTACCGGCATGACTGTCGTGAAATTCGGCGCATCGGCGTACAACAACACAATCCGGCGCATAGGAATGCTGTACACAGCATTCACGGTAACCCTCGTCAACGACGGGAACACAGCGCTACCCGAAGAACCGAACACCGTCGAGAACGTGAAGGTCTACGCCGACACCGGCTCCACAATCAACGTCACCCGCAACGGCGCGCTGACCACCGTGCTCCGTGACATCATCGGAGACGGCCCCGGCACTTTCGCCGCAGGAGTGCGCCGCCCAGGGCACCTCTTTCTCCCCAACGCCACAGTGACATTGACCTACGGTGCGGGCCTCACCCCCGACGCACTAGCAGGCAGTGTCCGGGTCTGCACCATGACTGGTGACGCCACACTCAACGTTCCCACCAACGGCATCGACCAGCAGCAGCTCCGCCTCCGGTTCATAGCGTCCGGTGCGCAGCGGACCTTGACGTTCAACGCATCACTACGCCGAGCTGGCTCCCTCGCCTCCACACTGGTGATTCCGTCCGGATCACGCGGGGACGTGGGCCTGTTGAACGAGGTCGGGTTCGGGTGGACCGTTTCTACCGCGACGGTGGCCTAGTCGGCACCTAACCGCCCGTACTGCTCAAGCGCGCCCCGCCCGGCTCCGGCCGGGCGGGGCGCTTCCGTGCGTCCGGGGGTGGGTCAACGCGGGAAGCGCGCCACCGCGCCCTATCCCCGCCCCGTGGTGGAAACACCAGCCGGACCCGCTGCGGCGGCGGCGTCCAGCAGCTCCCGCAGCTCGCGGACCCCGTCCCCGCCGAGGCACGCCGTGGCCTGCAGCGTCCCGTGCACGCTGAGCCACACTCGGGCGTGGGACCCGGGCGCGTCCTGCCGCGTCACGACCACCTCAGTGTCGTCCCCGTCCGGGGTGCGCGCGACCAGGAGCCCCCGGAAGTGCTCGTACGGCGTGGTGTTCCCGGTGCGCTTCACTGCGGACCTGGCTCGCCCACGGGTTCGCCCCCGACATCGACGAGATTCACGATCTCCCTGTACCGCATGAGGCTGATAGACCCCTCGCTATGCTGGCCGACCGCCCACATGGTCAGGCCGATGCGCACGTCTTCCGGGTGCTCAACCATCGCATCGGCCACCTCGTCGAGGGTGGCGCCCTCAGTGAGCGCTGCCAGGGTGGTCGGCCACCGGTCAGCGTCGATGCGCTGCGTGAGCGCCGCGCCGTCGGCCAGCACGCCGAGGGTGTACCTCTTCCCGCCGAAGAGGTGCCATCCGAGCATGTTGTCAGCGTAAGTCCCGGCGAGCACCCTCAGTGGTACGTCGGCCACGTCGTCGGGCCGGGTGGGTCCGTCAGTGGGTGTCATGTGTCCCGACGCTAACGGCACCCTGCCCAACTGTCAAGGCAGCTTGACAGACCAGGGGGGGGTCGCTAGGTTCGGAGCATGCCGGAAACCGATAAGCAGCGCCTCGCCAGCAGCCTCCTACGGCAGCCCGTCGGGGACTGGATCCTGACGCGGCACCGGGTCGGCCACAGCTACCAGCACATCGCCGAGTGGCTGGCCGAGTCCACCGGCGGGCAGGTCCGCGTCACCCGGCAGGCCATCGGCCTGTGGCGCCAGGCCGCAGAAAAGGAGCGGACATGACCAGCACGGAGCACGCGGACGGACAGCGGGAGTGGGTAGGCCCCAGCTTGGCGCTGTGTCGGGCATGCGATGCCGTCGTCCTTGTCAGAGCCGGCGCCCTGGTTAGCCATTACCGCTACGTCGACGAGTCCAACCCCCATGACCGGATCCGATGCGAAGGGGAGCAGCCGTGACCAGCACCGTGCCCGACATCGTCATCGGTGACAACGCGATCCTCGCCGCCGTCCGGATCGCCAGCGGCGACCCAGAGATGGACGTCCATGCCGTCGACGACGCTGAGGTCGATGCCGCCTTCGCCATGTCCTCAGCGGTCGGGCCGTACTTGATCCGCGACTGGGTGCGCTGCGTCTTGGCGCGCTACCCGCACGTCCTGCCGGGCCAGCTCGCTGAGCTGGCCGACGGCCTACTGCCCGAGGAGACGACGTAATGAGGGACGATCCGGCTGTTGGACAGGCCGACGACGAGTTGCTCGACAACCTCGGTGCAGGTCGAGTCCCCGACGGGGACCGGGTGGCCACTGGGCTCGCCGCGTGGCGCGCGGACGTGGACGCCGAACCGTTCCCGGAACCAGCGGCCATATGGGCCACACCGTCCATCACCCTGCCTGGGGCCGCTGAGGATGGGCAGGCCGGCGAGAGGGACCTCACCCAGATCGTCGCCGACCGACTGACTGGCAACGAGCTGCTCCCGGGGGCGTGGGTGATCCTCGACGCCACCCCGGTCGATGACGTAATCATGCTCCGGGTGGTCACCTGGGGGCCGTCGACCGAACCCTCAGCCCGGACCGAGAACCGCTACGTCCTCCAGCTCACCCGGGAGAACGCACCCACCCCCTGACATGACGGTGCCCGCCGGAAACAGCCAAGAGACCGGCGGGCACCAGAACGGAGCAAGATGCAACCGTACAGCACGCCCGCGTATACCGCGCCCGCCACGCCGGTCGAGCGCACCGCCCTGTTCCACACATTGCTCGTCCGCGGCCTCTACGGCGGGTTCGGACAAGCCGGCGGACGCTGCACCGTCGACGGTCTCCCGGCGCCGCTCGCGACCGCGTTCGCCGGATCGATCCTGCTGAAACACAGCCTGATTGGCATGTACCGGGATGACCGGGGGGATCTGGCCGCGCACCTCACCATGCAGGGCCTCGACGTCCTACGCGCGTGGGACCTCGCGGCACTTGAGGACGGTGCGCCGTGAGCGACCTGACGCCCTCCTACTGCCTCACGCACGAGACACCTATCGGGCACCGCTACGCCTACCCGGCGCCGACCGTGCCCGATGAGCTGGCCGCGACGTCGAAGGCCGCCGCCGTCGCCGGGTGGGGCGACGCCGCGCGCGACTGGGCCGGCCGGTTCCTGCCCGACGTCGAAGGCGCACTACGAGCTTGTTCGAGCTGCAACGGCCGGGGTTACCACCTGGGAGGTGCATCGTGAACGCGCGAGACGCGACCCTGCGAACCGCCGTTCTGCAGGTCCTCATGGCTCGGGTTCGTGACGCCGATCGCATCGCCCGCCATGAGGCGCAGGCTGCGATGGCGACCGGGGACCGGCTCAACCCCTCAATCGGTGACACCCGGCTCGCGGCGGTCACGAAGACGAAGCCACGGGTCACCGCGTCCGTTACCGACCCGGTTCGGTTCGCCGCGTGGTGCGCTGAGCACCACCCCACCGAGGTTCAGACGACGACCGTGGTACGAGATGGCTGGGTGAACGCGGTCCTAGGCGCATCTCGCACGGCCGGCGAACCGTGCGCGCCGGACGGGACTCTCGACGTCCCCGGCATCCGCGTCACCGTCGGGGACCCGGGACTGACGGTGCGGCTGACCGACGAGGCGCAAGACGCCGTGGAGCGGCTATGGCGGGCCGGACAGATCAGCCTCGACGGCGACGTTATCGAGCTACCCGAAGGGGGCACGGAATGAGTACGCTGCACACCAGGGAGCCAACCGGCGCGGTCGGGTGGCCCTGCATCCTAGTTGAGGGCGGCGAGGGATCGGGGAAGTCCTACCTCGCCGCATTGCTCACCGCATCTGAGCGGGTCGGGCGCTCATTCTGGCTGGAGATCGGCACCGAGGGCACCGCCGACGAATACGCAGCGATCCCGGGAGTGCACTACGAGATTCTGGTACACGACGGGACTTGGCGTTCGATCATTGACCAGGTCGAGGCAGTCCGGGACGAGGCAGCGAAGCGGTGGGACGCCGGGGAGCCACCCGTGGTGCTGGTCATCGACACCATGACAGCCGAGTGGGAGATGCACTCGGACTGGGCCGATAACCGAGCACGGGACCGGGAGTCACGCAAGCGTCAAGAAAAGGGGCGCGCGGCGGTGCCGGTAGATGTCGATGTCATTATCGGCATGGACCTGTGGAACGACGCGAAGGCGCGCCACCGTAAGCTCATGACGCAACTCCTGACGTTCCCCGGCATCGTTGTACTACTTGCCCGCGCGGGGGAGGTAGCCCTAGTCCGAAACGGACGGCCTGTTGAGGGCCAGAAGGACTACAAGGTCCGGGGCGAGAAGGACCTCGCCCATGACGCAACCGCATGGATCCGACTGGATCGGGTCGCGTCACCGAGCATTGTGAAGCTCCGGTCGGTGCACGCCGGTATTCGGCCCGGCCACGATGCGATACGCGAGGTCCCCAACCTGTCCTTAGACTGGTTAATCTTCGACCTGATGCGGTGCGACCCGACGAAGGCGCGGGTCCGCGACGTCGTGGAGCTAATGCCGGGCAGTGAGCCACCAGTCGGGGACCTGGTACCCAGGCTCCGGAATCGGATCCTCGCGGCGACCGCTGACGACCCACTGCGCGCTGTGTGGGTCGATGCGAACGCAGCTGGCGTGCTGGACGCTGACACCACCGATGGTGGTGACGAGCCGACCACGGTGCGGAAGCTTATCACCGACCGGCGCGACAACATCCGAGACCGCGTCGTCTCAACGGGTGACAATGCACGACAGTCGCCGAGCGCCGATGATGAAGCAACGACGATGGCCCTCGTCACCCCGTCCGACCGCCAGTTGACCGCGCTCAATGCCTGGTTCAGCGAGCGGAAGATCGAGCGGGATGATCGGCTCTCCTATGTCGCTGCGCTCGCCCAGCGGCGTGAGCTGAAGTCCACGAAAGACCTCACGCCAGACGAAACGACCGGGGTCCTCGATCAGCTTCCCGGCATCGCAGCGCAGGACGACCCGATTACCGCACTACAGGAGATCGCCGCCGAATGGCACGATCATCCGGCCGGCGAGGCGAAGCCGTGAGCCGCGTACCCCCCGCTGTCCTCGCGCTGATCCGGGAGCGCTCCGGGGGTCTGTGCGAGGTCTGCGGGCGCCGGGCCGAGTCCACCCACCACCGGAAACCGCGTGGCATGGGCGGGTCCAAGGACCCCGCCGCGCACAGCCCCGCGAACCTGCTGCGGGTATGCGGGGACGGCACCCGTGGCACCCGCGGATGCCACGGGATGATCGAGTCGAACCGCACGGCGTCCTACGACAACGGGCGGCTGGTGCGTCAGGGCCACCCGCCCACTGACGTGTCGGTACTCCTGCGCCACGGCTGGGTGCTGCTCACCGATGGCGGGTGGTACGTCCCCGCCGGAACAGCAGACGGAGGGAAAGCAGACATGACCGATACGTACGTCACTCGCGCCAGGGCCGCACTCCTCGCGGCGCTGGGCGACACGGAGCGCGATTGGGAGCGGGAACCGCGGCTACTCGACCTTTACACGCTGCTCGTGCTCATCAAGGGCACGGAATGCAGCGCTGAGGACGTGCACGACGCATGGGCGGTAGCGCGTCAGCGGGAACGGCCAGGGCACCCAGCTCTAGTGCCGTTCAGTCTTCTCGATGACTCCGCCGCGAAGCTCGACATCCCATACCGGGATGCGATCCGGTCCGCCGCTCGCCAGTGGGGCGGCGTCTCGTGATACACCAGCAGGCTGAACTCCTGGCCGGCGAGTGGGCCTCCGAACGTCTCACCGTGGCGACGCAGCGCGAGATCAGCGCTGTGACGCACGCGCTGCTGGCACTCGCTGATCCGACGTCGGACTACGGGGACCTGCTGGACACCCTGTGCCGCGCACGCTGGACGTCCCCGGTGCCACTACGGGTGGTTGAGGCATTGCTGCGCGAGCACGCCGGGGACGGCGGACCGGGTTGTGACGGGGGTGAGGTTCCGTGGGTTGAAGGTCCCGCCTGGGATGTGGCTGAGACCGTGGCGCGCGAACTCGGGGCTCTAGGTCCGGAGGTGCCGTCGTGACCACCGTCTACCGCCACCGTATCGAGCCGACACAATACTGGAGTGTGCATCGTGGGCAATGACAGCTCAATAGAGTGGACCGGGTCGACGTGGAATCCTGTAAGCGGATGCACAAAGGTCTCAGCCGGGTGCGATCACTGTTATGCGGAACGCATCACCGAACGGTTCCACGGTAGGGGGGCGTTCGCTAATGTTGAGCTGCACCCGGAGCGCCTGGACATGCCGCTGCGGTGGCGGAAGCCGCGCCGCGTCTTTGTAAACTCAATGTCCGACCTGTTCCACCAGGACGTGCCGGACGAGTTCATAGGTTCGGTGTTCGACGTGATGGCTCGCACCCCGCGGCACATCTTTCAGATCCTTACGAAGCGGCATGGCCGGATGCGTTCGCTACTAAACCATTGGGCTGATGACGACTGGACGTGGCGCCGTGGCGACGCGATGTGGTGCGGACCCCTGCGGGGGCCGCTCTCTAACGTGCATTTAGGCGTCTCCGTCGAGGACCAAAAGGCCGCGGACCTGCGTCTCCCGGCGCTGGAGCGCACCCCGGCCACCGTGCGCTTCATCTCGGCTGAACCGCTGCTCGGGCCGGTGAACCTCGACCGCTACCTCTTCCAGGATCGCGCGGGGCGACCGTCGATCTCGTGGGTAATCGTCGGCGGCGAGTCCGGCCCCGGCGCGCGCCCGCTGGAGTTGGACTGGGTGCGGTCGCTCGTCACCCAGTGTCAGGACGCCCAGGTGTCGGTGTTTGTGAAGCAGTTGGGCAGTGTGTGGGCGGGGCGTGGCAAGGGCGGAGACATGGACGCCTGGCCGGCGGACCTGCGGGTTAGGGAGTTCCCAGTGGTGGCGCCGTGAGCGTCCGCAACGCTGGCGCCAGGGTGCCGCGGGCGCTCGACGACGTGGTAGGCCCGTCCCTACCCGGAGCGGCGTGCACCAAAATGGCGCCGATGTTTGACGACCGCATCGACGGGGAGTCCGCCGAGGATCGGGAGCGGCGCCAGCAGGAAGCGCGCAGGGTGTGCCAGGGCTGCCCGGTCCGGGCGGGGTGCCTCACCCGGCGGATCGAGCTCGAACGCGCCCACGAGCCCGTCACCGGAATATGGGCGGGGGAGGTGCTCACATCCGCAGCGTCCGGGGTGCCATGCCGGGTGTGCGGCACGACACTCCCCCGGGCACGCCGTCGGAACACCACGTGCAGCAAGGAATGCACCGCTGTGGCCCGGACCCGGCGTGCCCGGACGGAGACCTGCCTCGTGTGTGACGCGCCGATACTCGGGGAGCGGCTGCGACTGAACGCGGTCACCTGCACCTTGCGGTGCTCGAGGCACCACGAGCTGAACCGGCAGAGGCAGATTCGGGAGGAGTACGCCGCAGCCGAGGTGCAGTGGGTGCTGGCGGGTGGCGCCCCCGACATCGGCGCCCCCGCGAGAGCCCGTCTGGTGGCGCACTGGACAGCCGAGGGCCATGACCAGGAGTGGATCGCACGCCGGCTGCGGATCGGCGTGCGGCAAGTCCGCCGGGACCTCACGGGAGGCTCGCGGTGAGCGGCGTGGACTGGCGCCACAGCGCGCTGTGCGCGCAGACCGACCCGGAGCTGTTCTTCCCCGAGAAGGCAACCCAGAGCCGGGACGCCAGGGCGGTCTGCGCTCGGTGCCCGGTGCGCGCGGAATGCCTCGCGGACGCGCTTACCCACGATCGGGTGTATGGAGTGTGGGGCGGCACAACGGAGCGGGCGCGGCGCAAGCTCACAACGACACGGAGGGCGGCATGAGCGACGTTGTGCTGACATCCCTGCCTCCGATGCAAGCTGACCTGGTGCGGTGTCTGCGGGTGTTGGCGCGGGTCGTCGCGGATCGGACCCCTCAGGTGATCCTGGACGTACACCCGATTCGGGAGGATGCCGTCACATGGTGCTGCGGTGTCACCGCGCCGGTGTTCCTGACGCCGTCGTACCTCTGCTTAAGGTGCGCTTGCGAGCAGATCCCCCTATCCGTGACGCGCCACATCACAGCCGAGGTGCGGAATCCGGCGGGGCGATGGACGTGACAGAAACCATTACGCCCCAGTCGCGATGCGTGGGGTGTCGACGTAAAACCGACACGCACGCCTGTCACCATTGCCGGCAGGCGTGCGCCATGAAACGTCAGTACCCGAACTACCAGCAAGCCCGGGATGTGCTGGCGGAGCGACGCCCTGACCCGTGGGACGACCCGACGTTACAGGTCTACCGGTGCAAGGTCCGGGAGGGTCACTACCACCTCGGGCACGCCACGGGTCAGGACGCGAAGCGGCTACGGAAACGCGCGGATAAGGTCCGTCGCAAAGACCTGATCGGGTCCACACCTTCGGAGGGTCCGGCATGAGCGTCGTGTGGTTCAAGGCCGCCATCGCCCGGGAATGTGAGCGCGGCTGCGGCTGCGCGATCGAGCCCGGGGACAGGACCGCGTACCTGCCAGACGACGACTACGCAGTGGCCTGTCTGACATGCGGCGAACAAACCGAAAGGGAGCAACCATGATCTACACATTGTGCGGGTCGACCCGATTCCCGGACGCTTTCGCGCTCGCGAACATGCACCTGTCCATGATGGGCCACGTGGTCATCGGACTGGGCCTGTTGGGGCACGCGGACGAGCCCCGGGGGGCTCGATTCTTGACCTCGGACGGGAACGAAGAGACGCCCGCGCCCGGCACCGCGACTTCCCGGCCCGTGTCGGTGGCAAGCCGCTCACGGTCGTACGGATCGGGGGCGTCGGGTGAGCAGCAGGCCGAACCGATCCGTGATCCACAGCGACCTCTGGTAGCCGCTGTGCAGCCGACAGGGGACCGCATGCGTCTGCTCGCCCAGTCCGTCCTGGACCGTCACTCCGGCGCTACCGAGGGAGCCGCGTCGTGACCCGGGTCTCGCGGTGCTCACCGAGGCTCTACGAGCCCGCGTGGGCGCTGGGGCGGACGCACACACCGAAGCTGTGCCTCGAATGCGGGCGGGTCACCGGTCGGCACGACGCGCAGGGGATGCCGCACTGCCACGGTCCGCTGCCGGCGGAGCCCCTGGGGTGGGTGCTGACCCGGCCCGGCGAGGTGCGCTACGTGACGGACGTGCTCGCGTGGGTGCGGTACGAGACTTGACGCTGAGCGGCACGCGGCGGCATAATTAGAGACTCTACCTAACTGAGGAGACGCACCGTGCCCCAGGCAGGCATGACTCAAGAGGAACTGCTCGCACTTCCCACTGCCGTCGACATCGTGACCGCCGGGCGTGCCTTCGGGGTCAGTCGCACCACGGCTTACAGGCTGGCGAGCGCCGGAACGTTTCCCGTTCCCGTTCGACATGTGGGTGGGTCCTACCGCGTGAGCCGCGCTGACCTTCTCCGCGAGCTCGGTGTGGTCGAGACCATCTCCGCATGACGTAGAAGAGCGGGCCACCTGGGGAAGGTGACCCGCTCCTAAAGCAACTACAACGGAAGGACGGTTCCGTGACTTCACGGTATCACGATGACGAGCAACAGCTTGCCCGCGGCCCAGTGGGGCAGCTCGCCGACCTGCGGGCTGAACTGGCCGCACGTAAGCGGGGATGCTCCTGCTGCTGGTATCCCAAGCCTGGGCTGATGCCGAACCCCGAGTGCCCGACGCACGGAGTCGAGGCCGCCGACCTACTGACCCTTGGGCGGGCAGCGCGAGACGCCGCACTACAGGTGCTCACCACCGGTCAGGTACCCCGATGAGCGGCCCGGAACCAGGACACGCGGTCGACGGTACCCGCCGGATCCAGCGGAAGCGCGTGAAGGGGTGGCGCCTGCCGGACGGCGCGGTGTGTGTGACACGCCCGGGGAAGTGGGGGAACCCTTGGAAGTACGACGGCACCAAGGCGGGTCGGGTGATCGCCGCTGAGCTGTTCAAGCTGCACATCAAGGCCAGGCAGCACCAGTGGCCGGGATGGGTAGACCTGATCGGCTACCCCTCGGACGAGGAGATCCGGGCCGAGCTCGCCGGCTGTGATCTGGCGTGCTGGTGCCCCGCAGGCTCCCCATGTCACGGCGACGTCCTACTAGCCGTGGCGAACATCGCGCGGGTCCGTAGTGATGTAAGCTGAGCGGATCCCGGGGTCGCATCCGGAGGGCAGTACCCGCACCGGTGAGCGGTGCGGCAGGTCCGTATGTTGAGGAGTGGGCAATGGTGCGTTCGTCCCTGACTTGCTGTACTCTAATGAGTGAGGCTACGGACCTCACGCGAGCAGGACCCCCGGTTGACCCGCCCACGGTCCCGGGGGTTTCTGCTGCCCTGAGGCAGCGGGGGTCCGACTCATGACCGGGCAGTCATGGATCAGGCGGACATCGCGTCCGTTCGACCAGTACGTGGGCCTGGCCAACTCGTTCGTGCGGAACCCAGACCTACCCCTCGCAGCGCGGGCCGTCGGCGCTTGGCTGCTGAGCCACTCAGAGAGCTACCGGTTCAGCGTCCAGGGCATCGCGACGGCGAACAGGTGCGGTGTGGACCAGGTGAAGGCGGCACTGCGGGCGCTGGAGGACGGGGGGTACCTGACACGGCAACCGGTCAAGGACGACGCCGGCCGGTTCGTCGGCATCGAGTACCTCATGACCGACGAACCGCCCATCGATGTCGGACGACGCACCGAACTGAAACGCGAGGAAGCTGAGGATGAAGGCGGCGAGAGAGTCTACCTGATCGGCTCCGCCTCGAGCACGGTGGTGAAGATCGGCCGGTCATGCAATGTGACACGCCGGCTACGCGCCATCCAGCACATGTCTCCGCTGTCGCTCGCGGTCCTGTGGACCACACCCGGGGGGGAAGCACTCGAAACCCGCCTACACCGCGCGTTCGCTGCGCAGCGCCAGCACGGCGAGTGGTTCGACTTCCAACAGGACGACCCGCTCAAGGAGATCACCCGGTTCCTTGGTGGTGTGTCCCGATGACCAGTCGGATCCGGACATCCTTCGCCATGATCCCCGGCTGGGTGATCACCCGCGTCACCGACGCGACCGCCCTGCGCGTCTACGCGCACCTCGCGTGGCGCTACGCAGACGCCGAGCGCCACGCCTTCCCCGATGAAGCCCGGCTGGCGACAGAGCTGGACATCGGGGAACGCACCGTGCGCCGAGCCGTGCGACAGCTCAACGCCGCGGGCGCGCTGAGCATCACCCGCACCCGCCAGACCGGCGGCTACTACGGGCGGAACCTCTACACCCTGCCCCTCGATGACCCCCGAGAGGCTGACGGGAGGCCAAATATGGCCGATGGACGGGAGGCCAAATATGGCCAGGACGGGAGGCCAAATATGGCCGGTCCACGGGAGGCCATATTTGGCCGGTCAGAAGTACAACCAGACCCAGAACTTCAACCAGACCTAAAAAGCAACCAGACAAAGTCAACTTCCCCGGACGTCGCTGACGCGCCGCCCCAGGATGATCTAGAGCAGCCCTCCCCGCCTGACACCCCTCCCGTCCAGGCCGCTGTTCAAGATCTTGGGACGGGACCGGAATGCGAAGCTGACCAGATCGCAGTGGAAACACCTTCCGCGGATGATCTTGCGGCTCGACCGGCGGCCGCACCGGCGCGGCTCGACGTGAAGGCCCTGTGCGACCGGCTCGCGGACGGCATGGTCGCCAACGACTGCCTGCCGCCCACCATCACCCAGGGGTGGCGTGACGCTGCCCGGCTACTGATCGACAAGGACGGCCGGGAACTGAGCAAGGCCCTGGCGTTGATCGACTGGTGTCAGGCGGATGAGTTCTGGCGCGGGAACATCAAGTCGATGGGGAAGTTCCGGGAGCAGTACGACACCTTGCGTCTGCGTGCCCTCAGTGAGTGGGAGCGGGGTAAGGGGCGGGGCGGTGGGCATGTCCCGTTCCAATGCCCCACCGACGATTCCGCCTACGACGAGCCGCTGCGGGTGAGGGCATGAGTGCGCCCCGTGTGCCGCCGGGCCCCAAGGAGCTGGGGATCCCAGACGCGGCCTACGCGGCGGGTGCGCGGGCGATCCAGCGCTACCTCGGCGGCGACATGACCGAGCTACGCGCCCATGTCGCCGCCGCCTACGTCCTCGATGCCGCCGTCCCGCTGGACCGCGCCTGTGAGCTGCGCCGTCTGGCTGCCGAGCTGGAAGTGACCCAGCGGGAGATGCGAAAGATAGGCGGCTACGGATTCCGCGCCGCCGGGTTCGGTGAGGCCGTACGCGCACTGCGTGCCCACGCCGATGAGCTCGACAGCGGCGCGTCGTGAGCGCGGCCATGGTCGAGGATTACCGGACCACCGTGCCCGCCCAGCTGGCCTCGCGCCGGGCCGATGAGGCCGTCGCGTACGGACGGCAGTGGTGCCTGACGAACACGCCGGTGAGGTACCGGGACGCGACTGTCGGGGTGCCCGAGGTGGCTGAGTGGGTGCGGGAGCTGGTGCGGCTCGCGGTGGACTCGGATGGCCCCGCTGCCTTCGTGCGCACTGGCCCGTCGTTGCTGCTGTACGGGGTTTGCGGCACGGGGAAGACTCACAACGGGTACGCCGCGTTGCACGCCTTGTCGACGTCGGGTGCGTTCTGCGGGTGGGTGGCGACCCCAGCGGCGGACCTCTACGCCCGCCTACGTCCGCGGCACGGGGTGGACTCTGAGGACGTGTTCGAGCGTCACGCGAAGGCGCCGGTGCTGATGCTGGACGACCTGGGGGCGGCGAAGGGCACGGACTGGGTCGAGGAGGTCAACTACCGGTTGGTCAACTACCGGTATGAGCGGATGCTCCCGACGCTGGTCACGTCCAACGCCCGCCCTCGAGACCTGGCCGGCGTGCTGGGTGAGCGGGTCGCGTCGCGGCTAACGGAGATGACTACCCCGGTGACCCTCAAGGGCCCGGACAGGCGGTACCCGTGAACGCCACGAACGGCAACGGCGCGCTGTCTCCCGAGAGGTATGTCGAGGCGTTCGACACCAGCGGGGACGGGGACGAGCTGCTCGCCCGCCTACTCCGGCGACCCGGCGACCCGGGCATCCTCGACGAGATCGCGCCGGAGGAGTTCGCGAACCCGAACCACGCCGAGCTGTGGGCGTCCGCGTTGCGGTTGACGTCGGAGGGCCGCACCCCGGACGTGTCCGCCCTGCGGAGGGAGTTCGCGGACCACCCGCGCCGGTCGGTCATCGAGGCTGCGCTCCAGCGGGCTGTGCTGCTGACACCGGACGGGGTCAGCGTCGGGGAGCGGGTGGAGCGGATCCGGGACGCGCGCCGGCGTGAACGGCTGCACACCGCGGGCGCCCGATTGCAGCTGCTCGCTGGCAACCCGGCCATGACTGCGGCTGAGGCGCACGAGCGGGCACTGGAGGCGCTCACCGAGGCGGAACCTGTCGGGGTCGACGGCGAGCCGGCGACCATCGGGGACGCGATGGCCCGGTTCTTGACGGCGCAGCGCTCGGTGTCGGCGGACCGGCTGTGTCCGACGCCGTGGCCGGATCTGAACACGCTGCTGGGTGGCGGGCTGCATCGACAGCGGGTGTACGTCGTCGGGGGCTCCACCGGGTCGGGTAAGTCAAATGTGGGTCTCGCCGTCGCCGGCCATGCGGCGGCGGCGGGTATCCCGTCGGTGGTGTTCTCCGCTGAGATGAGCGAGCACGAGCTGGCGGGTCGGTGGTTCGCGCGGACCGCGCGCGTTCCGCTGGACGACATTACCGGGTACCGACTGGATGGGGACGCGAAGGATGTGGTGCGGGAGTTGTGCGGGACACCCGACCCACTGTTCCTGGTCGACCGGCCCCGAGTGTCCGCTGCCGGGGTGCATTCAACGACCCGGCAGCTCATGCGTCAGGCGGATGTCCGGCTGGTGGTGGTGGACTACCTCCAACTATTGGAGGCCGCCGATAAGAGGGCGTCCCGCCAGGAACAGGTCGGCGCGATCAGCCGGCACATGAAGCTGCTGTCCCGTGAGCTGGACGTTGCGGTGATGGTGCTCGCCCAGTTGAACCGGGGTCCGTCGGCGCGGTTGGATTCGCGACCCCGAATGGGGGACCTTCGTGAGTCGGGGCAGATTGAGCAGGACAGTGACGCGGTGATCCTGTTGCATCCGGAGGTGACGGATGTGGGCGGTTCGATGGTGCCGACGTACAAGATGGAGTTTATCGTGGACAAGAATCGTCACGGACGGACAGGGTCCGTGTTCCTGAACCAGGAGTATGAGCATGCCGATCTCACGTAGAGGGTTCAGCAGCCCGGACGGGCTCCGTTTGTTGGGTGAGGCGTTGCTGGAGACGGACGCGGTCCGGTTGTATCCGACTCGCGTTGTCGACCCGGAGCGGGTCGGTATCGGGGAGCTGTGTCTGGACGTCGCGGATGCGCACCGGATGAGCGCTGTCGGTCTGTGCGTGGCGTGCGGGGGCAGGTGCCCGTGCGGTGCGGTCATGGAGGCGTCCCGTCTGGGGTTGGAGCACGTGGTGCTGGCGACGACAGAGGAGACCCGATGACTATTCCCGCGCGATCCTGGAGCAACATGTTCGACCCGGCAGGAGAGTCGTTGTGAGCGCCCTCATCCCTGCCCGCCGCTGGGCCAGCCGGTGTGCCCGGGACATCCACGGACTCGTGCCTAGCCTCATCGTTGAGGCCACCGACCCCAGGGAGGGCCTGGTGGCGCTCAGTGTCGTCGACGGCCCGGCCACGGACGTCCTGAGCGTGCGGCTCACTGCGGAGCAGTACTCGGAGCTGATCATCGACGGGATCCGACGGCTTGCGCTCATCAGCGCCCACCGTGCCGCGATGGAAGCCGAGGCCGCGGGCGACACAGGTTCTTGACGCGAGGGCGCGCACGTGACATCATGGGTGTATGGCGAAGAAAGACAAGGGCAAGAGCGAGCCGACGCCGTGCCAGTGCAACGGCACCGGGCAGATATTCGTGATCGCGGGGCCAGGCATATTCGTGCCCATCCCATGCCCCAGCTGCCGATGACCGCGCAACGGTGGACCACCGAGGACATCGCTAGTGAGCTGGGGCTCGCGTCCACAGCGTCGGTGAGGAAATGGATCTCCCGCTTGCGCGCGAAGGGGGACCCCGCCGGCACCCCCGTGGGGCTCGACCTCCAGACCGGGGAGCGGTGGTACGACCCGAAGCTCGTGACCGCCGCACGGGACGCCTCCCCCGGCCGTGGGTGGCGCGCCGGCCACACAGACACCGATCATCGAGGGAGCACCCCATGAACCTGCAAGAGCTCACCGAGCAAGCGATCCGGCGCCTGCGCGCTCACGACGGCGTGGACGTCACCGCCGAGATGCGGCGGACAATCGCGCGCCTGCGCGCTCTCGGTGGCCTGGACGTTGACGCTGAGATGCGACGCGAGGCTGCGTACCGGCTGGACACGGCCGCCGAGGGGATGCCAGACAAGCCGCGGATTGCGGCCCTGTCCCTCGCGATCTGGCTGACCACGACCACGGCACCGGAGGCCACGGAAGCGGCCCGCGTGCTGCTGGGCCGCGCTGACGTGCTCGAGGACGGTGCCCGATGAACCTCGGAGATCTGACGCGGTCAATCCCGGAGGCGGCCTACGAGGCAGGCGAGCGTGCGGCTAGGCCGTACGTGACCGATTCCTATTATGACCTCGGGCCCGCCATCGCCCGCGATGTTCTCCACGCCGCAGCGCCGCTGATCGTCCAGACGACTACGGTTGCCGTTCTCGACTCGCTGTCCAGCTCGGCTCGCCTAGTGGACGCCGTCCCGGTCAACTCCGTCGCCGACGAGCCATGCGCGAACGACTGGGCGCACGGGGCCGGGACCGTCTACGGGGGCCCTTGCGGGGGCCTGTGCCTGCCGTGTGCGGTCGCTGCGGTCACAGCCGCCCACTGGGACGCGGCCGGCCCGGACGGCGTCTCCCTGGACGTGCTGAGGCCCCCGGCGGTGACGCGATGAGCGCGGCGGTTGTCCTGGCGGCCCGCACTGACCTGTTCGTGCACGCCGACGGGGAGTTCCATGGCCAGTGGTGGTGGTCCTCGGACCGTCCCGCTGAGGTGCACCTGGTGGTCGACTCGGCGGAGTGGGTCATCGGCCGGGACCTGCTGTCCTGGGGTGTCCGCGGCCGGGTCGGTGAGGGCGACGTGCAGCTCTGCCCGTCGAAACCGGGCCTGTGGGTGCGCCTGTCGTCCCCACACGGCGAGGTGTTGCTACAGGGGTCTCTGCGGCGAGCGGAGGACTTCCTGGCGAGGACGTGGAAGGCGTGCCCCCGTCGGGTTGAGTCCGCCGCGCTGGACGCCGCGCTGGACGCTTTCCTGACGGAAGTGGAGGTGCAACGATGACCGCCCCCCGTGGTTGCCCCGGTATCCGGCCCCGCACCTGGGTGCTGCTCTTCCTGGCTGGTCTAGCGGTGTGGACCGTGCTCGCAGGCCTTACGTGGCTGGTCGTCGGGTGGCTGGCATCGTGACCGCGCCGTACTACGCGACCGACTCGGTTGAGTTGTATCTCGGGGACTGCCGTGAGGTGCTGCCCGCGCTCGGCCGGACGTTCGACGCGGCCATCTGCGACCCGCCTTACGTGGAGACGTCGCTCGCGTGGGATCGGTGGCCGGATGGCTGGCCGGCTGCGGTCGCGTCTGTCACTCAGGCGATGTGGTGTTTCGGGAGTATGCGGATGTTCCTGGACCGTTGGGGCGAGTTCGCGGGCTGGCGGATGTCTCAGGACGTGGTCTGGGAGAAGCCGCATGGTTCAGGATTCACCGCTGATCGGTTCTGTCGGGTGCATGAGCATGCGCTGCACTTCTACCGCGGTCCGTGGTCGGGTGTGTATCACGATGTGCCCCGAACCGCCGCTCGAGGTCCGGACAAGTCGTGCCGACGTACGGTGACCCCGAAGGATCAGTACGGGAGCATCGGTGCCTCCGTCTACATCGATGACGGGAAGCGTCTGACACGCAGTGTGATCCGGGCGCAGAACATGCATCGTCGCGGCCTACATCAGACAGAGAAGCCCGTGGCCGTCCTGACGCCGCTGATCGGGTATGCGGTGCCGCCTCGCGGCACAATTCTCGACCCGATGGCCGGCTCGTGTTCCACGGCTGTCGCGGCGAGGCTCACCGGTCGCCGTGCGGTGTGCATCGAAGCCGACGAGTCCATGTGCGAGAAGGCCGCGCGCCGGCTCGACCAGAACGTGCTGCCGATGGGAGACGCGTCGTGATCCACCGCCCGCGTATCACCGACACCGAACCGTCCCGCCGTGGCCCGTGGGATTGGCTCACCACCGCGCTTGATTGGCTGGTGGCCCTCACTGGCCTGTCCCTCCTCTTCCTCGGCGCGTTCTGGGCTGCCACCGGCCGGCCTGATTCACTGTCGTTGGTTGCTCGTGGGTGCGCTGCTGCTGGTCGCGGATGAGGGGGTGACGCTCCGACTGCGGGTGGCCCACCTGGAGCGGTGGGCCCGGAACAGGCAGCGTGAGCGGTGAGCCGCGCCCCGGACGACCCTCCCGACCCTGACGTGGTGTCGCGCATCGTCGCCGAGCTGGCTGACGTCCCCCGCGGCCCGATCGATGAGGACCGGGAACCACCCCTACTGCCGATGGACGGAGAAGGCGATGATGAAACCCGGTGAGATGCACACCGAGGCCGGACGGTGTCTGGCCCGGGCCCTGGCAGTGCTCGACGCGGTGCATCGGCTCGCGTCCCGCTGGGAGGCCGCGGGAGACCAGGCGCGCGCCGACGAGCTCCGATCCGCGGTCCGCGCCGCAATAAGCGAGGCCACCGACGAAGCCGGGAGGACCGATGTGTGCCGTTGACGACTGCGAGCCGTGGGTGGTGGTTCGCCACGACCAGCGGACTGCCCGTAAGGAGTACCGGTGCGGCGAATGTCCACGCACGATCAAGCGCGGCGAACGGTACGAGATCACCACTGGACGCGTCGCAGGCGAGACACGATGGGTCACCTGCCGGGTGTGCGCGCATTGCCGAGCCGCGGCCCAGTGGCTCGAGGTGATGTGCGGGGGGTGGCCCCTCGGTGGCCTCTGCGTCGAACTCCGGGACCACTGGCACGACGGCTGGGCATCCCCCGTCCTCGGCCGCCTCGCCGCCGGTGTGCGGCTCGGCTGGTGCGACGGCCGCACACCCATCCCTGAACGCGCCGCTGACGACGCCCGCCGGCAGCTCGGGAAGGTGGCGTGATGTCCGACGCTCGCCACGAGATGGAGGGCATGACGGCGGTCCCTGATACAGCGGAGCCGTGGGCGACCCGTCTGGGCGGCCCGCATCCGCCGGCTGTGTCCCGCGCGGTGGGTGCCCTGCTGACGTGCACCCTGTCCCGGACGCAGGCGCTCATGGTCGCGTACACCCTCGCGGACGCGGGCCTACTGGCCGAGCCGGCCGACACCGATGAGGTGGCCGAGCCGGAGGTGACGTACACAGCCGGCCTGCCGCACATCGCCGGGATCGAGGAGTACGTCCGCGCAGATCCGGGGTGGCGAGTCAACGATCCCTCATCTTCGACCGGTGAGTCGCTGTCGGACGCTGATGGCGCTGTTCGGGCAGCCAACCGGCGCCGCCTGGAGGAGCTCGCGCGCGACCTGGAGTCGGTTCCCGATCCTGCCCTCAAGATGCGGGTCGCCGAGCTGGTCGCCCACCGGGAGCAGTGCTGTGCCGGTGAGTACGTCGGCTACATCGACTGGAATCTGGCCGATCTGCGGTGGGTGCTGGCACGGCGAGCCGAGTCCGCAGGGTCGATTCCCCAGGGCGACGGCACCGATGAGGGGGGCGATGATGGGTGAGTAACGGTGCGAGTGCTGCGACCTACCTGTCTACTCGTGTGGCCGGTCCAAGCAGGATCAGCAGCGCCGCGATGAGCAGCGGGAGCGGGCAGCTTTGCTGGCCCGGCCGTCGTGGTTCGCCGCGCACTACCGAGGTCGGTGTGTTTCTTGCGGGGAGTGGTTCGAGCCGGACACTCCGATCACGGCGGGGACCGGAGGCTGGCGAGCCGAGTGCTGCGCTTGACATACCGGCAGCGTGCCGCTAGGTTAGTCCCATGAGCACCAACTACTACGCGCACGGCCCCGATCTTCCTGAGGATGGTCTGCACATCGGCCAGCACGCGCTGGGGTGGGAGTTCCTCTTCCGCTCCCACCCGAAGCGGGACCTTTCAACCGTCGATGCCTGGTACACCTTGCTGTCCCGGCCCGACGTCGTGATCTACGCCGAATCCGGGTACGGCATCCCGCTGGGCGAGTTCTGGGCTGATGCCGTCCGGCGTCCCGCTGAGGTTGGCGGTCCGCACAGGATGCGTGCCCGGTTCGGTGACCGGTTGCGGTCCGATGAGCACCGCGACCAGGGCCGCCCGTTCCTCGCAGCGGAGTTCCACTGATGGCGGCCGAGCTGTGGACCACATCGCAGGCTGCCCGCCACTGCGGGGTCACGCCGGGCACCTGGCGCCACAACGTCTCCACGGGGGTGCCGGTTCACCTCCGGGCGCCCGCTGCGGTGGGTCGTCAACCGGGCAGTGCTGGTGAGTCGTTGTTCCCGGCTGACGCGGTCCGGGCTTGGTATGCGGGCCGTCCCGGTCGGGGTGCCCGCACCGATCTGACCCCTAAACACCCTGGCGGCCAAGCATGACTCGGCACCCAGCGGTCGTTCGCCGCCAGGGTCCCACCACCCACCGAGAGGACTGAGCATGGCAATCGCGGAACAGCAGGTCACGGTCGGGGTCTGCGACGCGTGCCAGGCACGCCGGCACGGCATCCACGGCATCCCCGGCAGCCGCGACCCCGACGGGTACGCGGGCACAGTGACGTACACAGCCGGCGGTCAAACGAGTGACCAGGTGGCCTGGTTCGCATGTCGCCGCACCCACATCGGCCCCGCTGCGCGCGGCGCACTGGACGCGGCTGGTGCGCTGCCGTGATACGCGACCTAACGGTGTTCGCCGCGGTCGTCGGCCTGTTGATCCTGACCGGCATGTTCTTGCTCGGCATCGCCACGCTGATGGGGTCATCGGGTCGTACCCGCCGGGTCCGCAACAGGCCGCCGTGGTGGCGGGCCCGGTCGTGACCACCGTGACCACCGCGGCGCCGTTGCGCATCCCGGCCACGTGCGCGTGGTGTGGGCAGCCCGGGGTCGCTGTGTGGCTGAACGTGGGGTGCGGGGTGGTACACGCCAGTAGTACCGAGAGGTGGCGGTACTGCGGGGCTCGACGCCTGTCGAGGCTGCATGAGGACGAGTTCGCGGCGCTATTAGAGACCTCGCGGTGGGAGGCCGGACCGTGACCGAGCGGCCACCGTGCGGCAGCCGGAAGGGGTACAAGGCGCACTTGAGGGCCGATGAGGAGCCGGACCAGCGATGCCGGGACGCGGTCGCCGTCTACGTCGCTGAGCGCCGGGCTGCCAACCCTGACCACCGGGTCCGTGCCGCGAGGGCCGCGGCTGCCCGGCGGGTGGCTATGCGGCGGCTCATGGCACTGCACACGGGGGAGTACGCGTCGCTACTACGGGCCGCACGACGAGAGGCGGGGTTGTGACGGTAGAAGGAGAACCCATGGCGCATGAGCCGGCCGATGGTGCCGCGCTGATCGCAGCCGAGCGCGCACGACAGGTGGAGGTGCGACGGGGGGCACAGTTGGCTGCGCTGCGGCTGCTGGCGGAACGGCACCCGGTGGAGTTCGCGTCACTACTGGAGGCCGCGCGGTGGGGGGCCGGACTGATGGGATGTGTCGGGTCAGATGGGTGACGTCAGGAGATTCAAGGCGCGGGACCACAGGTGGTGCTGGAAATGCTCCGACCCGATCGAGCGGGGAGATGATGCTGGGTCCATAGACGGAAAGATCTGCTGTGAGTCGTGTATGGATTTCGAGGACGACGGCGACGACTGGTGGGATGACCTGTGACCGTTCAGACGACGTACCGGCTGCGCATGCCGTGGGCGCGCCCACCGCTGTCCGCCAACGACCGGCGGCACTACATGGCGCGCGCCCAGCTAGTCGCACAGGTCCGCGTCACCGCCGGGTGGGTCGTCAGGGCCGCCCGCATCCCGCCGTGCTCGCGTGTCACTGTCGGGCTGGTGTACGTCCCCCCGATCCGCCGGAAGCGTGACGGTGGGGAGAACTACGCGGACACCCTGAAGGCAGCCATAGACGGGGTGGTGGACGCCGGGGTGGTTCCGGACGACACGCCGGAGTACGTCATCCGGCTCATGCCCGTGGTGGCGCCGGTGGATCGGGATAACCACGGCGTGTTCCTCACACTGGAGGTGGCGCCATGACGCCGGACGGGATTGACGCCGGCCGGGAGCTGGTCTCGTATCCCGAGATGGCCCGGGTCGTGGAGCTGCTCCCGGCGTTGGTCCGAGAGAAACGCCGCCGTGACGGACTGTCCCTGCGTGCGGCGGGGGACGCGCTCGGTGTGGCCGGCTCCACGGTGAAGCGATTCGAGGACGGCACGGGGGGTGTCTCGGGGGAGACGGTGCCGGTTCTGCTGCGCTGGGTTGGGGAGGCGGTCCCGTGACGTGCGGTCTGCGTGATGGCCTCTACCGGGTCACCACCGGCTACCTATGCGCCGGTTTCGTGGTCCGTGACGGCCGGGTGGTCATGTGCGCTCCGATCTTGCGTAGGAAGCTGGAGTGGTGGACGTTGCAAGCGGTGGAGGTGACGTCGTGCGAGTCCTGATCACAGGCTCGCGGGGATGGCGGGACGAGCCGGCCATCCGGGAGGCGCTCGCCATGTTCGCGCGTAACACGGACCGGCCCGCATCGGCGATCACCGTGGTCCACGGGGACTGCCCTACCGGCGCGGACAGGATCGCCGATCGGGTGGCGCGCGAGCTGGGCATGCGGCGGGAACCTCACCCGGCGGACCCCGCCGGCGGTGCGGCGCGGTTCCGGGACCGTAACCAGGCGATGGTGAACGCCGGCGCGGATCTGTGCCTCGCCTTCGCGGACAGGCGGACATCGGGCACCGGTATGTGCGCCCGGATGGCCCGGGCAGCCCGTATCCCGACCGTCGACTACGGCGTGGACACGGAGGCAAGATGAGCGAGACGACGAGCTGAGGAGCGACAATGCCTTTTACGCCGGATGAGCGCGCATACCTGGACGAGACGTACGTCCGTCGCACGGTTCCGACGCCTGCCGACACCGCGGCGGCTCGTTTCAACTGGGGGCCAGAGATCAGCCGGTACTCCGACGTGTTCAGCTACGAAGGGGCGCCTGACCCGAAGAAGTGGGCGGCTGCTGGCGAGCCGTGGCCGGGGCACGCCGGGAACGGCGAGCGGCGGGCCTCCCGGTCCGACGTCGGTGGCGGCTTTCTCCGCCAGACCGGCACTGCTGACGGGAAGACAGGCTGGTTGGCGAGTCGGCTGAGCTGGCAGTACGCGCGCCTCGAGGTCCGCTGCCGTTCGCTCCCGAACGGCGCTAATCCCGGAGGTGGACGTCAGTACCACCCAGTACTGATCCTGTGGCCTACGAACAACGACTGGCCTGCCGGGGCTGAGTACGATTTCCTGGAGAACCGTGCGCCGGGAATGTCCAGAGCTGAGGCATTCCTGCACTATCCGAACCATCGGCCGCGCACACAGGAGCACGCGGCTAAGGACGGTGTCGACCTGACCCAGTGGCACAATGTTGGGTTCGAATGGTCGCGAACTGGTCTGGTCGGGTATATGGATGGGGCTGAATGGTTCCGGTTCGACCGGGATGGCATCCAGAACGCGCCAGGTCCGATGCACTTGACCATCCAGTTGGATGCGTTTGTACCATCGGGATTACAGCCGGCCTTCTTCGATGTGCAGTGGGCTAAGTTCTACAACGTCTAGGAGGGCACCATTAGCACGCGCGATGAGCTCCGCGCACCCCGGGCGGGGCATCCCACCGGGCCAGGCGCCGGCCTGTCCGAGGACGACGCTGCCGCCGCGCGGCGGACACTGGCCCGGTGGGCGATCCGTACCCGCGCCACCAGTGATGAGCTCGCCGTGCTGCTGGCGATACTAGGTCTCTGAGCGTGGACGACACGCTAGCCGCGGTCGGTGCGGCGGTCGCCTGTCAGCAGTGCGGCCGGCCGCTGGCCGGTTCCGTGTCCGACGACTTTCACACCGAGAAGTGCCAGGCCGCGTGGCACGCGGCGCGCACGTCACAGCTAGTCGACGACGAGCCGGGGCCAATGACCCCCCAAGAGGCCGCGCTGGCCGCGGGTTGGGCTGTGATGCGGGAGGCGCTCGACACGTACACGCGTGACCCGAATGTGGCAGCGTACGGTGAGTTCCTCAGAACTCGAGAAGCGTTAAGAGCGCAATACGACAGGATCGAGGCGGATGGATGACCGACATACCGGACGGCGCTTTCACTCCAGCTGAGGGGGCGGCCGTCCTCGACATGACCGAGTGGGCGAGCGCCCACCACCGTGACTTGCGGTGGGTGATCCCGGCGATGTTGTGGAAGCACGACAGCCTCGCGGGGCTGCCTGTGTCCCGGACGAACTTCCCCGGCCAGCTCGATCTTATCGGGCGCCGGTCGATGTTCGAGGGGGAGTGCGTCCTGTGCACGCTGCACCGGACCCCTGACGGGCCGCGCGTCGAGGGCATCCCGGACACCGTCGTACCCGAGATTGTTCACCCGTCCCACACCCCCCTCGGCGTGGACTGGGGCCGACTCGTGGTGCCGGCGATGCGGGTTCCCGTCGCAGCGGGGTTGGCGTTGCTGGTGTCCACCCCCGCCGTCGTGGCCTCGATCGGATCCCCCACGCCGGAGGTCCGGGCGATCGCCGCGATCGGGACGTGGGAGGACGTCGCCCAGTGCGAGTCCGGCGGTGACTGGGCGATCAACACCGGCAACGGGTACTACGGCGGTCTGCAATTTTCGCAGCCGACGTGGGAGGCGTTCGGCGGTACCGAGTACGCGCCGCGCGCTGATCTGGCGAGTAAGGATCAGCAGATCGCGATCGCTGAGCGGACCCTCGCGGGTCAGGGTTGGGGTGCGTGGCCGACGTGTTCGAAGCAGACGGGTGCGACGGGTGAGGGTGACCCGAACGCCGTGGCTGGTGGCGCACCGGTAGAGGTCGTCTCGGCTGCGATGGAGCCCGGCGATCCTGAACCGCCTGGTGTCGGGGACGACGGGAAGCAGTGGGCCCCGGAGACGGGAGGCCCGCTGAACTCCGTGTTCATGCCTCCCCCTCCCGGCACGCCACCTCATCCGTCGGCTGCCCCCCCGCCCCCAGGTGAGGGGTCGGACAACTTCAAGAGTGCCGTCGAGGCCGGTCAGCGCGCGCGCGCTGATCAGGACGCCGCTGCTGCACTGGACGACCCGAAGCCCGCGCCGAAGCCTGTCGAGGACGGGCCGGAGGTCATCGACATCACCGACCCGGACGCGTTCCCCTCGGACCCGGATCCTGAGCCGATGCCCCTGCCGGCGCCTGTAGCACCGGTGACGGAGACGCCACCTGCCGCGCCGGCGCCCCCGCTGGTTGAGGCAGCGGAGGTGGCCCCGGTCGAGTCCGAGGTGACGCCGGAACGTCCAGCGGGATTACAGGATCCGGCAGCCATGAGGGAGGCAGCGGGGCATTACCGCGCCGCGGCGGACCTGCTCGATCAGGCCGCGGCCGAGATCGAGGCCGGCGACGCAGCCCTAGCGGGCGAGTCCGACCCGGAGCAGTCCACGGGACAGGGTGGTGGTGTCGACACGGACACCGTCGAGGACGGGACGTCTGACACCGTCGAGGACTCCACGGAAGGCAACGATGTTGACACGGACGGGACCCACGTCACGATCGACATCAGCGACCTGAAGGTCACCGTGAACGACGAGTCGGTTGACGTGGAGCTCGACGGTGCGATCGATGTCGACACGGACGGGGACGACGCGACGGAGGTCACCACGGCAGCCTGACCTGCTACCGTCCGACGGAACCCCCTGGGGCGCTCCCCGACAGCGACCCGGGGGTTCGCTCTGCCTATACGCTGGGCGCGACGTCGACGTCGCGCCAGGCGACCAGCCCGTGGATCTCGCCGGCCCGGAACTCGGGCTCGGGGGTGACCAGCACCCAGGTAAGATCGTCGTGCCCCTGATCCAGATCGAGGCCGTGCTCGCCGATCCACGTCCAGACGTCCGGGGGTAGATCGACGTCGGCGAGCACGGAGAGGCCGAGCTCGACGCCAGCCGCGTCCGGCGCCTCCCCGCGGACGACGGCCAGAACGTAGGTGGTGGTGCTCATGGCGTTCCCTCTCCTGCGTTAGTCGCGGCCGCCAGCGCGACCCACACGGTGTCGACCTCGGCGGCGTCCACTTTGGCGGTCATGGCATGCCGCCTGGTTGCACCCCAGCGAACAGGGCATGCCAGTCCGTCTGGCACTTCTCTGAGCAGAAGTCACTGGACGGTGATCTCCTGAGAACGCCACCGCACCAGGTGCACGCGCTGGTGAGATCCAGCTCCCACTCGCGCTCCGGCTCCGCGTCGTAGACGAGTTCCACGATCGCGTCGATGGCATCTACTGCCTCGCCGGGTCCGTGCCACCAGTCCGCCCGGTACAACCAGACCGTGGGATGCTCCTGTAGCCGCGGGTCCGAGGGAGGCCCTATCCACAGGGCGAACTGGCCCCCTCCGAACGTCACCGTTTCGCCGCGGACGGCGACGTCGTTGGTGTTGAAACCGTTCCGCGCCAGCGTCTCCCGCACGGCGTCCGTGGTGCTCATGATGGTCCCCTCAGTCGGTAGTGGTAGTGGTCGGCGGCGATGCCGTAGCCGCCACCCGGTCCGCTCGGGTCGGAGTCGGGCCGGACCGGGTGCCACCGCTCACCGAGCCGGTACTCAACGGTGAGGCCCCGCTCGGCGACCAGGCGCCGTACGGCCACGGCCATGAGCATCGAGAGGCGTCGACCCTGGTCCGAGTCGGCGCTCATGTCTCCGGCGAGCACGGTGCCGTTGGGGACGTAGTCGGGGTCGGTGTCGAAGGCCGCCGCGCCGACCGGTCGGTAGACCGGGACGCTGCGGCACCCGTCTTCCATGAGGCGCATCAGCGCGCGGCCAGTGACCTCGTTGGCGTCGCGCAGAGCATCGTGGAGGGCATCGAGGTCGGCGGGCCGGATCATCGGTCTTCTCCTGCGTTGGTTACGGCCGCGATGCGGGAGTCCATCCGCTCCAGCCGCCGCCTGATCTCGGCGGCCACGTACGACCCGACCGCCTCGGCGACAGCGCTGGGGTCCGCGTGCATCGCCACCGGCGTATTTTTCCCCTGCCTCTCGGGGGTGGTCTCGGGGTCTGGACACCACGCATTCGCCAGCCAGACGGAGTCGCCCACCGGGGTCGGTGGGTCCATCCATCCCAGGATCGTGATGACCTGGGGGTCCTCGTCTGAAGATCCGCTGAGGCGGATCTCAATCATGGTGTCATCCCATACGATTTCCATGGCTACCGCCTTCCCTCTGTCCAAGGAACCGGCGGGCCTCGGGGGTGCCAGCGTGGATCACTCGGCTATTGACTGAGTCCCACCAGTGGTGGGTGCAAGGTGGGCATGTGGTGCAGATGCCCACCACCGTCAGGTCGCCCTGGTCATCCAGGGTGACGCGCTGGTCTGTGCCCATTTCAGTCCTCTCGTAGGGCCGCGTCCACGGCGGCCTCGGCGTCTTCCCGGCTGTGTCCGAGGTGGACCAGCCGGGTGATGACCTGATCGGCGGGGTAGCCGGCGCGTAGGCTGGGGATGCGCCGGACGTACTCCCGGCTCACCCCCAGCGCGCGGGCGACCTGTGCGGTGGTGAGGACGTGGTCCGTCATGCCGGCCGCCCGCCCCGCAGTTCGGCCAGCTCGGCGAGGCACTCGGCCCGGACTGCCTCGATCCGGCCGGGGCCGATGCGCCGCAGTTCGGCGAGTACGTGGTGCAGCGCGTTGGCCTGAGCAACAGCGTTGCGTCGATCCGGGTGGGACCGATCCTGGGCCACCGGGACGAACGCCTCGCGAACTGCGGCGAGCTGACTCACGACCTGGTGTAGGAACTCCAGCCCATCGAGTGCATGAAGCCCGTCGTGACGCTCGTCGTCACGGGTCTGGTCAATCACCTCGGCGAGGTGCCCTGCGACATCGTGGCCGCCGCGCTGAAATGCGCGGCCGATAGCGTCGTCCCGCCCCCGGGCGGCGGGGATGGAGTCCTTGACGTCCCTCAGGACGCCGATGACCTCGCGGCGCTCCTCGTGCCTCACGTTCGCCACCTCGCTAGCGCGGGTGATGGCCAGGCTGATCGGGGCTACGTTCTGTGCGTCCATGGGGGAACCATATACCGGTCCGGTAGGTTACCGCAAGGGTATCACCCGATTGGACTACAGGCTCAGACCAGCGCTGCACCCGCTGGTATGCGGCCCTGATCTCGTCTGGAACCAGGGCGAGCAGAATGTCGTCAGCCGCGCTGTGCGCGCGCCCTGGGTCGTCCCCGGCTATGTCGTCGAAGGCAGTGACGGCGTCCGCTGTGGTCATTCCAACTCCTCGTGTGTGGCGATGAGGACGCAGCTGTCCGGCGTTGCCGGGATGTCACGGACGCGCGGTGGGCACGGCCAGCCCGGCTCGCACCGCCCGGTTTGCGCTGGCGCAACCACGCACCCTAAGTGGTCGTAGCGCTCTTGTAGTTCGGAGCGCGCTGCTACAGCCGCAGCGTGCGTGGCGTAGCCGTCGCATCCGTCGGCGTAGACGTCCTCCTGTTCACCGTCGGCGAGCCACTGGACGTGCCAGTGATCCTGGTGGGGGAAGATCCGTAGCTCGGTCATGTTGGTCTCCTCAGTGCGAGAACGAGTCGCCCTCGTTCGACTAGCTGCTGTGCCCGCGCCCGGCTCAGGCCGGTCCGGGCGCCGATGGTGGCGAAGCTGTCGCCGTTTCGGTGCCAACGCTCGGCGACCGCAGCGCGCTCGTCGTGGACCCGCTCTGTCACTCTGGCCAGCACCGCCGGGAGGGTCGATAGGTGTGTCCACCACTCCATGTCGTCGGCGCCGCGCTCACCGATCAGTGCGGTCCACGCAGCCTCGGTGGCCAACGTGGTCACCACCGGTCCCACCCGCGCTGGTAGTTGTCTCGGTGGTCGTCGAACTCTGACCACATAGTGTCGATGGCAAGCTGACGGCGCTCCGCTACCAGCTCCGGCGGTAGTTCCGGACACCACCGCTCGGCCTCCGCCCATGCTGACTGGTTCGCCCGGCCGAGCAACAGGCGCTGAAGCCGTTCCTGATTGGCGCTGCCCGGGACGGCTGTGGCAAGCAGCTCTTCGAGTGTTCTCACGGTGCTCTGAACGTGCATCATGCGATCAGCTCTTCCTCGGTCCACCGGAAGTTCGGTGCGTTGTAGTCCCGGTGGACGCACCCGAGGACTCGGTCGTTCGCACCGACGTCGAGGGCGTCAGCGCAGCCTGCGCAGTAGTACAACCGCTCATCAGGTTGGGGCACCCCGCGACGGGAACCCCCCGTGAACGTGACCCGGTATACGGCTAGGTCTGGATCGGACCCGTATGTGGAATGGGCTGGGCTCTGGCACTGCATGATCTCTCCTCGGTTCCTGGTTGATGCGGTCTACTCAGGCGAAGCTGCGGCAGTAGGCGGGCTGGGAGGCGCAGCGGGGGCAGCACAGCCCGCCGATGCCGGACGAGTCGGCGCACTCCTGGAGGTTGCGGCGCGGCTCCCCACACTCGTCACAGATGCCGCCACGGCCCTTACCGGCCGGTCGTGCGGTGGCGGGCGCCTTGGCGGCGAGGTAGCCGTAGACCATCTCGACGCCCTCGGCAGTGAAGGGGCGGCCCACCCGCTCAACCAGCTCCTGCTTGGCCTCGCCGGAGCGCTTCGTCACCGTGACGAACCCGGGGCAGACGAGGGAGGCGGGTCCGTAGGCGACCCACTCGCCGGTCTTGGTCTTGCGGTAGGTGACGTTCATCGGTGTCTCCCTCGGTGCCGTGTTCTGTATATGACCAGTATGCACACCGGAGGGAGATATGTCAAGCGTGTCTATGCAGTCGCCCTGAGGTGCGCCGGTTCAGACCAGCGCCGCCAGGGACGCCAGCACCAGCACCCCCGCCACCAGCAGCACGGCGCCGACCACCTGACGCGCCCAACGCCCGGACGGTGCGCCCCACGGCTGGGAACCACGCCGGGCGTCCCGCTCCCGGCGCTGCTCAACCGCCTTCCACTTCGGGATGCGCCGCGGGTTACCCCGGTTGTGCTGATCGTTGTAGACCGGTAGCCCGTACCGGATCGTCAGGATCTCCAGCGCCGTGAGGATCGCCAGCACGGTCCGGAACCGGCAGACCACGGTCGCGCCCCTCGCCACGATTACTTCCTCGACGGTGCCGTTCGGGCGCCACCCGGGCACGGTGTCCGCCCACGGCTGCGGCCGCGTGTCGTCGGTGCCCCACAGGTGTCCCTCGATCCGTTTCGTCCACGGCACTTGCCTGGTCTGGCCGAAGTACGCCCGGTGCATGAGCTGGCCTGACCCGTCCGGACGATAGGCGCGGATGCGGTAGATGGTGCCGAGGCACGGTGTCAGCCCCCGGCGTAACCACCGGAACCATCCCACCAGCCCGCGGCGCTTCAACGGTCTCGATGTCCGAACAGGGCGCGTAGACCTCGCGCACCCCACCTGGTGAGCCACTTCTTGCCCCCGCATGCGGAACACACCCGCGCGTGGCGGTTGCCCCACGGTTGGGGCAACATCCCAGTCCCCTTGCACCGGCCGCACTTCACCAGCGGCCAGAACAGGCACGCGCCCGCGTACGCCGACGCCACGATGAGCACCAGCACCGTCAGGCCGCTCACCGTCGTCTCCGTGTGGCATCATCGCGAGCATGGTCACC